AAACTAAAACGTCGTGAACAAATTGCTAAAGGAGAAATTCATTAATGGACTACAAAACTTCTGGTGTTGACATTATTAAAGGTCGATCTTTTGTGGAGTACCTTAAGGTATTGGCACCTAAGATTGGTGGTTTCAGTGGAATGATGGAAGTGCCATCAGGATATGAGAAACCTGTGCTGGTATCTGGTGCTGATGGCGTCGGTACTAAAATTAATATCTGTAGGATTGCCAATGATTACTCCACTATTGGTCAGGATCTCGTTGCTATGTGCGTCAATGATGTTATATGTTCTGGTGCTAAACCATTATATTTTCTAGATTATGTCTCTGCCAAATCACTTGATGCTAACGTTAGTGATATTGTGTATGGAATTAATGTTGGTTGCACAATGGCTGGAATGGAACTTATAGGTGGAGAAACAGCAGAGCATTTCAGACAAACTGATTATGATGTTGCTGGTTTCTGTACTGGTATTGTAGAGAAGAATGATATTGTTGATGGTAGTAATATCAGACCTGGTGATGTAGTCATTGGTATTGAGAGTAGTGGATTCCATAGTAATGGATATACTCTTATCAATGACATGTTGTCTAGAGATTTTATTTCATATAATTACATGCCTGAGTTGCTAAGACCAACTACCATCTATGCCCGTCTCATTCAGCACCTGTTGGACGAGGTTCCTATCCTAGGCATGGCACACATTACTGGGGGAGGACTTCCTGAGAACCTTCCTAGGTGCCTTCCAGCAGGTCTTAGTGTTGACGTGGACTATGAAGCATGGGATGTCCCAGACATGTTTGAGATTATTCAGAATGCAGGTAATATTTCTGACAATGAGATGAGGAACGTATTTAATATGGGTATTGGATTCTGTTTGGTGGTGCCACAAGAAGTAGCAACATTAACTCAGAACTTGATTTCTGATACTCCATTTGGTATGAGGTCTTGGGTTATTGGAAAAGTGTCAGGAAACTAAAATTATTTTTTTTCATTTTAAAAAATATTGTATAGATATTGTAGTTTAATTGACTAATATGAAGTTCTTTTTTGCGCTTCTTGCGACACTTTTTTTAGCAGTGCCAGCATGGGCTGCAGACATTACGATGGGATCAAATGGAAACTTGATTTTTGACCCATCAGAGGTTACAATATCCGCAGGAGATACAGTTCATTTCGTGAATGGTATGCTCCCACCTCACAACATTATTGTTGAAGGTCGTGCAGATCTTTCTAGAGAATCACTGATGTTTAATCCTGGCGAATCGCAAGATATTCTTTTTGCTGATGCTGGAGATTATGACTTCTTCTGTGGTCCACACCAAGGAGCAGGCATGACCGGAGTTATCCACGTCGAATAATGAAATACACACACAACTATATGAAAATCTTTCTTGATACTGCTGATCATTGGGCAATTGAAGAATACTATGCAACTGGATTAATTGATGGTGTTACCACCAATCCAACTTTGATTAGGAAAGCAGGTAGAAATCCTGATGATGTTTATCAACATATCAAAGATGTTGGTATTAAAGACATCAGCATGGAAGTCATGGGTAATGAAGGTGAGATGTACTGTGAAGCCAAACGTCTTTATGAAAAGTTTGGTGACGTTGCTACAATTAAAGTTCCCTGCACTCGGGATGGTTTGAAAGTATGCAAATCTTTATCTGACCAGAACATTAATGTTAATGTTACACTCATCTTCTGTGCTGCTCAGGCAGTCTTAGCAGCAAAGGCAGGGGCAACATATGTTTCTCCCTTTGTAGGACGGTTGGACGACCAGTCAGTAGCAGGTCTGGAGGTTGTTAGAAGCATCTCCGAACTGTATCGTATTCATGGAGTCAGGACTCAAGTTCTCGCTGCATCTATTCGTAGTGTTCAACGTGCAATTCGTTCATGGTATAATGGTGCTCAGATCTGTACCATGTCACCTAAAGTATTTGATCAGATGTATGATCACATTCTTACAGACAAAGGTATGGAAATTTTTGAAAACGATTGGAGAGAAGTAAAGCAGTGACATTTACAGTATATTCTAAGGACGGTTGTCCTTATTGTGATAAAGTTCAGCAGGTATTGCAACTTGCAGAAATCAAGCATGTGATATATAAACTTAACAGGGACTTCACCCGTGAGGAATTCTATGATAAGTTTGGGAAAGGATCTACCTTCCCAAGAGTTATCAAAGATGATACAATAATTGGTGGATGCACTGAAACTGTTAAGTATTTGCGGGAGCAAAAATTGGTCTAATGGAAACAAACCTCAACGACATCTATGATCTTATTGAACATGCAATTGACTATGCCTTTGAGGGTAAAATAAATTTAAAATTTTACGATTACTTAAGAGCAAACAAAGTCAAGAAACATGAGATAGATTTGTTTATCGATAGTTCTACAGTTCTTGAACTGAATGATATCATTAAAGATCTAGATGAATACATTGAAGGAGGTGCTGATAATCAACACAAACAATTGCGAGAAGCATACGGACACATTCCTAAACCTCAAGCAAGAAAAATAAAAGTTTATTTGTATGGCATCCTTGAAGATGCTTGGAGGTATAGTCATGAACGACGACCTGGACGAAGAAAGAAGCAATCTAAATAACGATGAGACCCACATTAATCGTGGGGTAGAGTTGTTACTAAGAAATAGGAGGAGTAAACCAGATCCGCCCAAAACTTTTCAGATAAAGTTTGGTAAGATGATTTCATTCCTTAGACGAGAAATTGTTTTTCATTTTAACTTCTATCTGGATATTAGAAAGAAATAATTCTCTGGAGTAAAAACATGTTAGCAGTAACACTTACGATTGGAACCCTTGTTTCAATTATGTTCTTTTTTGTAGGAGGTGTGGTAGGATGGTTAGCAAGAGAGAATACATGGGTAAATCAACCAGTTTATACTCATCCAGAAATGTTTGATGAAAACGGAAATGTATTACCTGACGAAATTTTAGCAGTACGATTTGAAAATGGCTATGACGAACTCGACGAAACAGATGACGACTAAACAGAAATTACCACCGAATCCATTTCAACATGAGATTCTTGAACTTGTCAGTAAGCAAAGATCAAAAGCAAAGAAGGTTGAAATCTTACAAGAGTATACTAATGATGCTCTAAAGGTTCTTCTTATTTGGAACTTTGATGACACTGCTATCTCTGTAATTCCTAAAGGAACAGTTCCTTATACTGAAAACGAAGTACCTGTAGGAACAGATCATACTTCACTTCGTGTTGAATATAAGCATCTTTATAACTTTGTCAAAGGTGGCAACGACTCCCTTACTTCACTCCGTAGGGAGACTATGTTCATTCAAATCCTTGAAGGACTGCATCCAGAGGAAGCAAAACTTCTTTGCCTTGTGAAAGATAAAGAACTACAAACAAAATATAAATTAACATATGAAGTAGTTCGTGAAGCATATCCAGATATTAATTGGGGTGGTCGTTCATGACAGTTGCTGTAGAACAGGAAAAAGAAATGGCAGACTACGGTCAAGAGGAAAGTAAAATCAATCCATCTGATTATGATTGTCAAATTCTTCTTGAGAAAACGACACATGAAGCAGCAAATGATAAGTCTTTTCCTACAGATGCAAGACTTATCTGGTATATTGTTGACGGTGTAGAGTGTATGGATCTGACTCGATGTAATAAAGTATCAAAGATGTTTGATATGTATTATGATCGATATGGTAAGGGGTCAGTTCAAAGAATTGATTTTGGATATGGATCTATTAATCCAAAACTGTGGGGCAATAAACCAAAAAAGGAGAAGGAGAAGAAGAGGAAATGAATGAGGAACAAATTAAGAATCAAATCAATGAATTAATCAAAGATGAAATTCAAGAGGTGATCAATGATTATGTTGATACAAAAGAATCCACTCAAGAGAGTGGTCTTGGATTTGTTCAAACTGAGGACGAGAAAGAGTTGAAGGTGAAGGTGTCAAAAAATGAAATTGACAAAATCATCAAGGAGTATAAGAAGATTAAAAAAGTCAAAGGTCTAACCTATCTCAGGTCAGGAAACTTGGATTGCTTGACAAGCACGGTAGACCATTAAAATAAATATTAACGTTAAAGGAGTGCTTATGCTTTCTACGCAATATAGATTGCGCCTTGAGGCCATATGTGAAAAAATTGTTAATGATGAAGAAGTAAGTCTAGATGATATGATCTGGGCAAATAAATTAGCAAAGTCAAATCAAAGTGCATCATCAATACTAAGGAAAGCACGTAGACAAGCAAGAAATCCTGAGATGAAAGAGGGTGATTTTGATGATTTTATGAACCAGATGGACCTTGGGGACCCTGATCCATCTAACCATTCCTCAGGGTTCGGTAGTGCA